TGCGCCTCGTCGAGCCGGTCGGGTGGCAGGTCTTTGAGCGTGACCCCGAAGTGGTCGAGGAACGCGCGGCGGGCGTCTTGTCCGAGTCCGTTGACGACGGCCCGGAGTGCGAGCACGCCCGCGCCCTGTAGGTCGGGTGTCGCGAATTCGGGGGGGTCGGTCGGCGGGTTGTAAGGGGTCGGGTCGTCGGATGCTCGCGAGAAATGCGCGTCGGTCCGGGGTGCGAGCCCGGTTGCCGGCGGCGGTGCCTGCCGGCGGGAGCTGGTCGTGTCGATGTCGACGCCGGAGAGCTGGTCGCGCAGCGACGGGACGAACACGGTTGACGGGTCGGGCGGCGGGACGGGCGACAGCCGCCGATTCGCTATCGCCTCGTCCCTGCCACCCCCGCTCCCCGCGGTGTCCCTGTCGGCGTGGCTGGTGACCGATGGGAGGGAGGCACCGGAGACGGGGAGCGCGAACGGGTGGTCGACGTCTATGACGGGCACCGCGTAGCGGAGCGTGATCGGACCGTTGTTGCCGATCCTCTTGGCGGTGCGTTGCTCTAGACGGAGCCGACCGGGCAGGAGTCGCCCGCCGATGGCGAGGTCGACGAGGACGTCGACCACCCCGGCGAGTTCGACGGCCGCGTAGTAGCCCTGTGTGTCGAGTCGCCACACGCCGAGCCCGAGGATGTCGGGGAGCATGACGGAGAGGCGTGTGTGGATGTCGCAGACGCGCCGGTCGGGGTCGCAGTGGCAGGCGAGGTCCCCGACGACGTCGTACGTGCCGTCGCAGCGGACGCGGCAGCCGGCGGCGGTCCACTGTTCGTACGCCTGCGTGAACGCCATGTTGGTTGGGGGGACGATCACGGCGAGTTCGTCGACCTCGGTCACGACCTGCCATTGCCGGCCGGCGGGGGCGTCCCACGGTTCGACGGTGCCGCCCCAACGGGCCGCGGCGGCGTCTATGGGGCGGCGGTCGGGCGAGGTGAGCCGGAACGTGTCGAGTTTGCCGGGTCGGGTGCCGCCCCCCGCGGTGGGGACACGGGCACCTATGCGAATGCGGCCGATTTCGCGTAGGCGACGTTGGAGGTCGACGATCCGGGTCACGCGGGCGTCTCCAACAGTGAAAGTTGGTCGCCGATCGGTCGACCGGCAAGGGCGGCGATGGCGGCGCCCATTGCGCCGGTTCCCGGGAACAGGTCGTCGACCTCGTCGTCGGGGCGGGCGTTGAGCAGGTCGAGGACGAACCGGCACACCCGGGCCGGTTTGGCGCCCGTCAACCCGCGGCGGAGCGATATGGGTTCGATCACGTAGTCGCGGGGCGTGGGTGATCGGCGCCACTTGTGCGGGTATCCGTTGGTCGGGTTGCGCCCGCCGCGGAAGAGGATCGGTTCCCACGCGTACGCGGGCCGGACTCCGGATTTGAACGCGGCGAACGGCTTGACCCACGCGGCGACACGCGTGTCGGCGGGAACCATCGGGAGGATGACGGCGAGTGTCGGCGATGAGAGCGACAACGCCCACCCATCCGGGTAGTCGGCGACGAGTCGAGCGATGAGGTCGCGGTGAGTGTCGGAGTCGTCCCAACATCCGCCCCCGCGGTGGTCGTGTTCGTAGTACCGGCACCATCCGAGGTACGGCGGGTCGGCGTAGGCGAGTCTCACGACGCCCGTTTCGAGCTGGCGGGGCGGGGCGGCGGCGGGTTGAACCCGACGAGCGCGCGGGCGCAGTCGTGGCAGCGACAGGGACAGTCGGGGACGCCGTCGCGGATGACGCCCAACGGGCATCCGCAACACGGGACGGGGTCGCCGAGGCGGTGTTCCACATACGGCGGGAGCGTGCGTTCCGGCGGGTACGACGACGGCCACGTGTTCACGACGCCGACTCCGGGACAAGGGGGATGCCGACGACGTCGTGTGCGAGGTCGAACGACCAGCGGGCCGCTTCGACGACGTACAGAAACGACGTGAACACCCGGTCGTCGCAGCGCACCGGGAACGCCTCACACGACTCCGGGGTGACGTGGACGACGACGCCGCCATCGGTGGCGGGCACCGGGACCGCCTGGTCGCGTTCGGCGTCGGACAGCAGGTAGACGCGGCGACGGAACCGTTCGGTGCGGCGGGGTCGCCACACGGCCGCGGATTCGGCGTGCCGGTAGGCGGCGACCTGTAACGCCGCTTCCGGGTACGGGGTCTTCGGCCGGCCCTGCGAGTCCCGGGGGTCCCGCGAGGTCTTGTAATCGACGATCAGCGGGACGCCCGCGATGACGACGAACGCGTCGGCGGTGCCGGCGTAGCCGTAGGTCGGGTGGTAGACGACAACTTCGGTGGCGTCGTACTCGGGTTGGAACCGGGCGCACCATTCGTCGAACCGGTCGAGCATGCGGGCGACCACGTTCGCCTCGGCGTTGACGCCCCGGAACCCGTCGCCGCCTTCGTGTGCGACGGTTTCGGCGATGTCGGCGAGGGTCGGCCGGGTCCCGGTGAGCGCGTAGACCTCGGCGACGGCGTGGAACACCTGCCCGAGCTGCGTCGCGGACAGCCGGTCTTTCACCCGGAACCGGGCGCCCGACAGCCATTTGACCGCCTCGTCGCGGCCCTGGTTGGCGACGTACCGGTTCAACAGGTCCAAGTCGTCGACCGCCGCCGCCGCGGTTTCTTTCGCGGCCCACGGGATCAGGGCGGGTTTGTTGAGGACGTCAATGATGGTGGTGACCGACCAGAGTTCGCGGTCCCCGTCGTCGGCGCGGGCGACCTCCACCGCGGGATGCCCGAGCGCGAGCGGTAGAGCTGTCATCGGTCGCGGTCGCGTTGGCGGCGGGCGGCGCGGAATATGGCGACGATGCGGGCGAGGCGGATCGGGTCGTTAGAGACGGGCGGTATGGCGTCGAGCCGGTTCCCGTCGTGGTCGACAATGATGGGGCGCGTCTTATCGGGCGGCGGTTCCATCGGTCACGACGCCCGTCCGGCCATGTCCTGTTCGAACCGGGCGATTTCGGATGCGGGGATGACGGTGCGCCGCCCGAACCGGACGACCCGGAGGTCGCCGTTTTCGATCATGTGCCGAATGGTCGCCTGCGAGCACCGGAGCCGCCTCGCGGCGTCGGTCCGCGTGTACCACTCGGGAGCCTGCGCTTCACCCATGGGGGCGACTCTTGCCGTTACCTGGTGGTCACTCAATAGTCATCCGGGCACCCACGGTGAGGGGGTCCGCGTTCGTTTCGTCACGTTCTGACGTGTTTAGGCAGTCAACACGTGCCGATTCGTGCCAAACCGCGTCGTTCCGGGTCACTCCACAGAGTGGCGGGAGGAAACGCGTCGATTACTGCCAGTAAGTGCTTGTGGTCGTTCGCTACGTGTGGTACCCGTAGTGCGCAACGTGAGCAGGTCGCCACAAGATGGCGGCGGGTGGGCAGGAAGGGGGACACACCGGATGGGCGTCGGCTCTCGTCGAGGGGAGAGTCCACAGACACGCGAACGGAGCCGCGCCCATGCCGCCCCACCCCGCCCGTCCGCCGCTAGCGAAACGCCGGATGTTGCTGTCGCTATCCGAGGTCGCCGATTTGGTCGACCGCCACCCGAACACGGTCCGCCGATGGGCGATCGAAGGGCGGATACCCATGGAGAAAGTCGCGTCGTCGTGGGCGATTGGGCGTATCGAATTCGTGCGCTGGTTCTATGAGCTGGCGCGACTAGACCACGAACAGGAACGACGGTGGATGACACGCATCGCCGCCATGGACCAGACTTAGACCGCTAGGACGGAAAGGACGGCACCCATGTCCGGCGATTGGGTCGACACTGAGACGGCGGCGAAGATTCTCGGGATCAGTCCGGGGGCGTTGCACGGCCGGGCGAAAGCGCACAACCACGCCGACGAGCTGGCACACCGGAAGGTGTCGAACGCCGACCGGGGGCATCCCGGGGTTCGTCTGGAGTTTCGCCGCTCGGACCTGTTGGCGATGCGGGAACACGATCGAGCGACGGCGGTCTACCCGCCTGCGACGTTGGCGGCGTTGGGGGCGTTGATCGGGTACGGGGGCCGCGCCGAAGACAAGTCGGGCCTAGTGGCAGCGAAGCTGCACGCCAAGTCGACGATGTGGGACCGAACGACCCGGCAATCCATATCGAACGGACTCAAGCAGCTAGAGGACGACGCGCTCGTCGACCGTCTCGTGGTGGGCAAACGGACTCTCATGGTGGAGTTGACGCCGCTTGGCCGCGAGTGGGTGAAGGAACATCTCGCGGGCATAGACCGCTACCTACCGTCCCGGAACGCGAAGACGTTGACGCACCCGGCGTCGGGGTCACTGCGGGAGGATCGGCACGCGGCGTCGGTGGAGGCGGCGGCGGGTAAGGCGTTGGACGGCGACCTCAACCGGATCGACCGCAAAGCCATGTCGGCCCGGAATTGGAACGGGACGCCGCCCGCCAGCGAAGTCCGGGTGACCCGAGTGCCGCCTGCGGCGCCGCCGCCGATCACGGACGACGATGTCGCCGCCGCGGAAGGCGCGGGACTGATTGAGCCGGCATCCCCGCCGCCGCCGTCGACTCCGGAGCCCGAGCCCGACCGGGGCGCACCGGTGGCGTTGCCTCCGCTGCCCGACCTGGGGACGCAGCTCGTGGTTCGGGGCCTGATGTTGGACGAGTCCGGGAAGGTGTGTGTCGTGTTGCGGAACGGCGTGCGGTCGTGGTTGGCGTACGTCGTGACCGACCCGGACGCCCAGCCGGCGGGAGTCCCGACCGGATGAAACCGGCGGACCAAGCGGCGTGGGACGGGTGGCTGGACGGCCGCGCCGACGAACACCGCTACATGTACCGGTGGCGGGGCGGCGACCACTGGGGCGACTACTTGCACGGCCGGGACCGCGGGTTGGCGGAACGCGACCAGGCGGAGACGACGGAGGACGAGTGAGCGACGACAAGCGGTACGTGACGAAGTCGGGGGCGGTGTTGACGGAGGCGGACCTAGCGCGCCTCGTCCGCGAGGGGGAGCGCGGCTACTGCGTCGCCATCGTGACGACGGAGGACGGGTCGCAGGCCCGGTGTTTCCGTCCGATGCCGTGCGCGGAGCACGCGGAGGACGAGTGAGCGACGACGAACGGGACGAGGTCGAAGAGGCGTTCAACACATCGCTACTGCACGACGACGACGACCCTTTCGACGACGAGGCGGAGCACATGAAGAGTCACGCCATCTATGAGCTACGGGACAGCACGAGCAGTGACAGGGCGCTCGCGGGAGCGATGCGCGGTGTCGGTTACGCGGTCCTGTCGCTTGCGGCCGAAGTGCGGGCGTGGCGGGAGTGGCGGGAGCGTGTCGGGTGAGCGGCGCCGATTTCGGGTCCCTCGTCGACCAGCTTGGCGCGGCGTCTCTGGACGGGCGCGACGTGATCCGCGACTTGCGGTCCGAGCTGAAAGAGGCGCGCCGGGTGATCCGGGAGCTACGGGAGGCACGGGACGTCGAGGTCGACCGGGTGATGCGCGAGCGGGTCGAACAGGCGGTCGAATCGGGCCTAGCGGAGTACAGGGAGACGATAAAAGTCGCCATGGATGAGGCGGTGGCGAAGGTCGACCGCGAGTTCGAACGGTTGTTTCTGACGTACATGCGTGGGAGGAAGGGCGACCGCGCCGCCGACCTCCGGACGTTGTTGGGCGACGATGGATGACGACGACTGGTTGGCGCCCGTGCCGCGGGTGTTGATCCGGCGTGTACTCGCGGACCTCGTGTCTGCCGGCGACCTGCGGAAGCGTCTCGGGTTGGGGCGGACAACGGTGTTCACGTGGCAGATACGGCATCGGACGTTTCCGTCGCCGGTCGGCCGGGTGGCGGGGGCGGACGTGTGGTGGTTCCCGGAGGTTGACGCCTGGTTGGTTGCGACCGGGCGGCGGGAAGCACGACGGCGGCTACCAGTGCGACTTCATGGTCCAGTGCCCCCGGCCCGGGAGGACGAGGTCGATTGGGCCGATGATTCGGGTGCGCTTCGGAACGCGATCAACGCGGTGCTGGAGTCGGCCGACGACGACGCGCACGCCATCCGAGCTATCCGGGCGCTGCTGCGGGTAGCGCCGTGAACGCCTGGGCTCTAGCGCTTGCGGAGTCCGGGGCGGGTGGTGGTCCCTTTGGCGGGTCCCACGGACGCGACCCGGTTGCCGTAGCGGCGGCGGACGGCACGGGCGACGTGCTGGTAGGTGCCGGCATTGTGCGTCGAGTTGGCGCGGGCGAGCGCGCTGCGGGCGCGGCCTATCGTGTTGATCGGGTAGGCGCGCCGGGACGGGTAGGCGAACGCCGAGGACGGGAGCCGCCCCACGCCCCGGGCGGACGAGCGAGAGGGTCTTCGTGCCATGTGTCCTCCGATGGCACGGACCCCGGGGGACCTAGGAGGCGGTCCCGCCCCGGGGTCCACGCCCCCCGCGAGGGTAGCGACGTCGGACGCGGCGGGGGGTTGGGACGTTCTAGGAGGCGGGCGTCTCTCGTCCCGTACCCAATGGTCCGATTACCTGGGTTGGTGGTCCTTTAGGTACACTGTCTCCGCAAGTCCACTACCAGGAAGAACGGAGCACAGATGAGTTACGAAGAGGCATGCCGGCGGGCAGCGACCGATCAGGGTTTGGACCCGATCGTCGCCGAGCTGGCCGCGGCCGGGATCACGCATCACGTCGAGCAGACGGGCGGGTTCACGATGGTTGCCGTCGTCCCTCTCTTCACCACGCGTGGCGCGTGGGTCGGGATCACGTCGGGCGACCCCGGGTGGTTCGTGGTCGGGTACGACTCCGACGAGGACGAAGGGACGGTCGTCGCGGAGAGCGGCGGACTGGTCGACGTGCAGTCGGCGATGGCGGATTTCGGGGGGTCGGGCCGATGAGCCGGGATCAGTGGCGCCTTGTCCTGATCGTGGGCGCGGCCCTGTTGGCCGCGCTCGTGTTCGGTGTCCTCGTGTCCGGTGCGGGCGAGCGGTCGTTCGACCATGACATCCGCTGCGCGACGGAGGGATGCTGACGTGGCCGCGGTGAACGACCTCCCCGACCCCGGGTCCGTCAACCCGTTCGACGCGCTCGCGGCCACGGTCGCGGCGACGGCGAAACGCAAGCCCCCGCGGAAGCGGCGTCGCCACACGAAGCGGGTACGCGAGGCGGTGTCGGGCGTGCATGTCGCCCTGTATCTCCGGGTGTCGCAGGACAAGTCCCGGAGGGGCGAAGAGTCCGTCGAGCTGCAAGAGAAGAACGCCCGCGCCTACCTCGACCGGTACCCGGCGACGTTCGCGGGCCTGCCCGTCGTCGTCTACTGCGACAATGACAAGTCGGGCGCCGACCCGAACGTCGCCCGCCCCGACTTCGACGCCTTGTGCGAGGCGATCGACGCCGGGTTGGTGGCGTACGTGGTGGTCCGGAATCAGGCGCGCATCCTGCGGCATTCGTGGGAGGCGTTCCTCGACCGCTGCGTCCGCGGTGGCGTCGAGCAGATCCACCGGTACGAAGAGGGGACGATTGACGTCGGGTCCCCGAACGACCATCTCCAGTCCGAGATGACCGGCGTGTTCAACAAACACTATGTGGCGATGGTGACGAAGGGTGTCCACGGGACACTCGCTGACCGGGTCGCGAAGGGACTCCCGAAGTCGGGCGGCACCCCGTACGGCTACCTCTGGGGCGAGGATGCCAACCGGGATCGGACGTTCGTCGTGTTCGAACCGGAGGCGGCGGTCCTGCGGATAGCGGCGGAACGCCTGTTGAATCTGGGCGAGACGTTGGCGGACGTGTGCCGCCATATCAACGCGGCGGGGATCGTGGGTCGTGACGGCGCCCCATGGAAAGGGACGACGCTGGCGCGGCGCCTCCTGTCCCCGTACGTGGGCGGATGGCTGGCGGTCCGCGGCAAGGTCGTTAAGCGGGGCGCGTGGGTGCCGATCTTCGACGAGGACACCTACGCCCGCCTTGTGGCGTTGCTGGACGGGGACCGGACCCGGGTGTCGCATGCGAACGGGGTCGCGTATTCGGTCCCCCGCAAGCGGGGTCGCCCGTCCGCCCATCTGCTCTCGGGTGTCCTGCGGTGCCCGTGCGGGCACCATCTGACAGGCACGCGGGTCCCGGCTGCGACCGACCCGGGCGTGAAGGTGCGCCGTTACCGGTGCGTGTCGTCGACCGGTGGTTGCGGTCAGAACACGATCACGGACGGGATCGACGGGGCGCACAACGTCGATCGGGTTGTTGTGGACCTCGTCCTCGCGGCCCTACAGGACCCGGAGACACGGGCGGCGTTGGCGCAGGACGACTACGTCGAGGAACGCCGCGCCGCGGTCGACGAAGAGGCGGTGTTGATCGCCCGCAAGGCGGAGTGGTTCGAGCTGGCGCAGGACGGCGAGATGAAACCGGCGGACTGGGCGCCGATGGAGGCGGGCTTCGACCGCAAGATTGCCGCGGTTCGTGACCGGCTGCGAGCGATCCCGCCTGCCCGCGGGAAGGACTGGGATCAGGTCGTCTCGGACTGGGAGACAATGGATGTGGCGCAGCGTCGGGCGGTTATCCGGGACGTAACGGAGTCGATCACGGTGACGCCGCGTGGCCGCGGCTACACGGGGTTTGACGCGTCGCGCATCGTGATCGTCCCCCGGGTCGAGGCGGTCGCCGGGTGACCTAGGATCGTTGTTGTCGGACCTGCCGGTCCCCGGTGCGCCGCCCCCGTACGCCTCTCTCCGTTACGGGGGCGGTGCCGCGTCTAGCGACCGAACAGGACGACGGCGGCGCCGATCACGAGCCCGAGCGCGTACCCGACGTACATGCCGGTCCAGAAACATCGGACCTCGCGCCGGGTGAAGTGCGGCACCGGGTCACGGTGGCGTCTCTGGGGGCGTTGTGTCGTCCGGAGGCGGTTCGGGGACCATGGGGAGGTCGACGGACCTGGGAATCGATCCTGCGACATCCTGGCGGGCGATCGGGGGCGTCTGGGGGACGGCGGTGACGCCGGATTCGGTGGCGGGTAGCCACTTGTCGAGCAGTCGGGCAAGCATGATCAAGACGAGCCCGAGGCACGCCCCAATGAACTGTTCAAGACTCACGGGGCGACCTCCACCCCGCGGCGACGCCGCGACGAGTCCAGCATGACGGCCAGCGCGACGACGGCGCCCGCCAACGTGAACAGGACGGTGCGGACGATCGACGACGTGCGCTGTTCGGCGGAGAGGACGGATTCGCCTCCGTCCGCGGCGAACACGACGGTTGCGACCGCCGCCGCGATTTCGATTGCGAGATGGGGGAGTCGCCGCATACCGGTGGCGATGCTGACGGCCATGACGACCGCCACGGCGACGCCGGCCACGGTAAGGACGCGTTCAAAGTTGTTCGGGGACCGGTCGACCCACGGGAGGGTCGCGGTGGCGCCCGCCGCGAGCGCGACCGCTATCCGGCACGCGAGGCGGTACAAGGTCACTTGTCGTGTCCTCGGCCGGCGGACCCGCCCGCGGCGGCGTCGTGCGCCTCTTTGTGCGTGAACAGCAACGTCTGTTCGGCCGTGTAGGACTGCCCGTCGACCATGTTGGCGGCGAGCACCGCGGCCCACGCCGCCGCGGGGGCGCCCCGCTGGCAGATGTCGGCGATCACGTCGTAGCCGCGGGCGTTGGTGGGTGTCCACGGGAACGCGGCGAGCTGGGCGTCGGCGAGCGCTTGGACCTGTTCCTCGTTTGCTTCGATCCACACGCCCGGGGCGCAGATAGCGAACGGGCGCCCGTCGTCGGGCGCGAGGACGGTGAACATCATGTCGACTTCCTCCGGTTCGGGGCGGAACCCGCCTGCCATCGCGGTTGCGACCATGTCCCGGAACGCGTCGGCGTTGACGTTGGTGGCGGCGTCGATCTTGCGACTGGTCCATTCGTAGTGCTGACAGATCATTCCGGGGTCGCCGCCGAACATGGCGGCGTGGATGAGCGCCGCGGTTTGTTGGCGGTGCATCGGGAGCGGGACGGTGCCGGTGTGTTCGATTTCGAGCCCGTACACGGACGAGTTCCCGGACAGCCCGCGGTAGCCACCGGAGCCGGCGTGGTTGGCGCGGCCGGCGGCGATCACGTACGCCTGGTCGTTCCCTTCGCCCGCTTCCCGGGACTGCAACACGTTGCAGAGCGGGCCGGCGAGGTCGGGGCGCCCGTATATGCACGTGTTGAGCGACGGCGCCGTCCCGTTGGCGCCGCCCGCCGTGTGATGGTTGACGGACCCGCGGGGCGTGAACGACGTCGACCCGCGTGTCTGCCATCCGTCGACTTCGACGACGGGGACACCCATCGCCCGGAGCCGGTCGGCGATGCCCTGGTCCCAGCTCACGACGTAGCCTCCGGAGGCTGGTCGCCAGGACCAGGCGACGACGCGCTCTCGCCCCCTGAGCGGCCAGCACCGAACAGGGTCCGCCACTCGTCGGCTTTGCGTGCGACGGTGGCGGGGTCGGCGAAGTCGGTGCCGGCGAACAGGACGAGTGCGGCGACGTCGTCGTCGGTCGTCTCGGGCGCCATCGCGAAGTCGACGTCGCAACATCCGTCGAGCTGGTCGTCGTCGCCGGGGTCGCTCATGACGGGGGCGCCGGAGTCATCTCGGACACGGGTCGCCCACACGTGCCGCAGACGACGGAGTCCGCGGGGAAGTCGAACGGGTTGTCGATCGGGGTCCCGTGCGTCGGGCAGTCCTCGTTAGTGCATTCGACCTGCGCCATATGTCCTCCTAGTCGGGACCGAACGCGGCCCAATAGATGTCAATGACGGTGTTCACCCACGCGGACCCGTCCGCCTGTCGGGCGACGCCCCAAAGCTGCGTCGGGGTGAGGTTGGCGCGATGGACGTTGACGTTCACGAACCACACGGCGTCACCCGCGCCGGTGAGTTGGATGTCGGCCGGGATTGCGGTGAACGGCATCGGGTAGGTGAGCGAAAACCCGCCACTCGCGTTGGTCGTGACTTGCGCTTCGCCTTCCTGGCGCGTGAACCACGCGGACCCGTTCCAAAGGAACAGGAGCCCGGGGCGGGAGTCGAGGGAACAGCACGCCCCGACGTGCGGGGCCGGAAACTGCGTGTTGCGGGCGGCGCGATCGGAGAACGTCTGTATGGACTGGTCCCACACCCAATTGCCCCACTGCGACGTGATCGTCTGTCGGGGGGCGACGGTCTTTCGTCCTACGGCCATCGGGGTCCCTTCGTGGTGGCGGGCTGGTTGACGCCGGTTAGCGCCCACGTGGACACGTCCCACCCGGTGTCGGGGTCGGGGTCGTCCCATTCGCCCGGGTTGCCCCACCCGGACACGTCGAACAGGAAGATGGAGCCGGCGACGACGGCGCGGGAGAGGTTGACGTCCCATCCGGTCGCGACGGTGCGCCATTCGGTGGCGGGGACGATCGGGTCGCAGACGGTGAACACGTCTTCGGGTTCGACGCCCAACAGGACGCCCGCGACGCGGACGTCGGCGGTGACGCGGGTGTCGAGCGTGACTTCGGTCGGGGCGGTCGTCGGCCACGCGCCATCGGCGATGACGGCGTCGGCGAGCGTGCCGGACCATTCGTCGTCGCGGTGCAGGAGGTCGGTCCGTTTGTAGGTGTAGGCACGGAACCGGGCGACGGACGGGTCGTCGATCCGGACCGCGACCGGCGGTTCGGGTGGGTCGGGTGTTCCTTCGGCGACGAACGGTTTGCCGCGCCCGATGGTCACCCAATTACGGAGGACGGTCGGGTCCGCGTGTAGGAGGTTCACGTATTGGATGGCGGCGGGGAGCACGGTGACGGTCCGGGCGGTGACCCGGTCGACTTTGAGCCATCCGTTGACGGGGACGTTGTCGGCCGTGACCCGGAGGCGAAGCGTCACGGTGCCGGGTGGGGCGACTCCACTGACGGTGGCGCGAAGCATGGGGGTCATCGGGACGAGGTCAACAGTCCCGGCGACGGCGCCCGCGGGGGCGCCCGCGGCGTCGAGGAATTCGAGTTCCACGCCACCAGTGCCGGCGGTGCCGCGGGCGAGGTCGGCGGCCACCTCATAGGTCGTGCCGGGTGTGGCGGCGATGCTGGTTGTCGTGACCGCTTCGATGGGGCCGGCGGTGGCGTTGCGGGTCAACACGAGGACGTGGGTGCCGTCGCTGGCGAGCGGGTCGGACGCCTGCGCGGCGGTCGCCCACCCGGGTTGCGGGGTGTCGGGGTGTGTCCATGTGCCGACCGACCCGGCGAACCACCCGACCCGGTCATAGTTGACGAACGTGTCTGCGGGGATGCCAGCGACACTGAGTACGAGCATCGCCCGGATCGCCGCCGCGTTCGTTGCTCTCAGGTAGAGCGCCACGTCCCACCAGGTATCGGCGGGCATCGATTCGCCCGCGGGCGTGACCACGTTGACGGTGCCCGCGGTGGTTGTCATGGCCGCGTCGGAAAAGAAGACGATTTGACCGAGCAGGGTGTTCGGTGGAACCACCACCGGAGAGCGCACCGAAAACATGAACGTGTACGGCGTCTGCGCGACGACTGTCATGCCGTAGCGACTACCGGTGGTCGTGTTGCTGTCGACCCGCGCGCTCACCGCGTTTCCGATGCCGGTTCGCAGACTCCACGCCCCGTCGCGCGCGAGGGTGTTGTCTCGGGTGACGGAGGATGTCCCGCCCAGCGACGCCCGCCACCCACTTACGACCGAGCCCTGCCCGAGATTGTTTGTCTCCACGCTGGAGCGTTCGGCGTCAAGTAGGTTCCGGGTCCATGTCGCGGCGGTGGCGGGCACCCACGCGGGCACGTTGCCCGAGAAGAATCCCGCCTGAGCGAACCACACGGTGTCGGTGCCGGCGGCGAGCGACGGGAAGTTGATACTCCATTGCATGTAGACCGTCTCCGCGGGGGCGGTGACGACGAAGCGGTAGTCGCCCCACGCGTTCGCGGGGATCGCCCACGAGGTCGTGACGTTGCCGCTTATTTGGGTGGCGTCGGCCCGGAAGAACTGCACAGTCGGCGTGACGGTCAACGCCCTGCTCGCCTTGATCGATAGGAAGATGGTGCGGACGTCGCCCGGTGCCGTCCCCCATTGCGCAACCGCGCCCGTTCCCGCGGCGGACGGGGCGATGTTGACAATCGTGTTCGCGATCGTCGTCAACTTCATTGCCTTACCGGGGCGACCCCCGGTGTCGTCGCTTGTGCGGGCGAGCTGCGCGTTCGACGTGTGCGCCCACCAGTATCCAAGGACGTTGCGGTTCCCGGTCGGGACGCCCGCGACCACGTCGACCCCCGTAAACAGGGAGCGTTTCTCGCCGAGCGCGTTCACGGGCGGCGGTGGGCTGGTTGTCGACGCCCAGCCGGCAATGCTCGCCTCGAAAGACGCCTGGTCGGGGGTGAGTAGATTCGGGCCGTAGGCGACTTCTTGTTTCGGGCACGCGTCGAGTTCGGCTTCCGTGTCGACTACCTCGCGGACCCGTCCCTCCGGCCGGTAGGCGAGCAGTCCGTCGCGCCGCACCCACAACAGCCCGAGGTCGGTGTCTGCGACGTCGAGCATCTGTTCCCAGACGGGGCCGGCGAGGTCCGATGCCTGTAACAGCGTGCCGCCCGCGGTGATGTCGCGTTCGGCGGCGCCGAGCCGGGTGAGGTCGGCGAGACGGCCGATGCGGCCGGCGGCGGTGTCCCCGTCGCCCATCGGTTCCGTGTAGGCGAGCTGTTCGAACGCGACGAGGTCGGCGGTCCGGTCGTCGCAGTCGAGCGACGCAATCAATGTGGTCGGGTCCCACGAGTAGCCGCCATCGGCGACGGTCCCGAGGAACACGATGCGCCATTCCGCCGTCGCTACCCCTATCTCGCGCCAGCGGATCCGCACGGGTAGCCCGGGGGCGAGCAGTCCGGCCCACGGCCCGACGCGGGGGTCGAAACGTTCGCCCAACAGCGACAGGGACACGGTCGCCGCTTCCCATCGGGTGACGACACCTTCGGTCGCGGACGACCCGGCGTGTAGCTGTATCCCGTCGATCGTCTCGCACGTGACGTCCAGCCAATCGCCGAGCGCGGTGTCGGTTTGTTCCCACTCGGACGCGTCCCATTCGGACACGTCCCATTCGCCGCCCGGGAACGCGCGGGCGAGCGCGAGCGCGACCTCTAGTTCGCCGCCCCAATCGCATAGGGCCGTCATCGCCGCCACCCTGCGCCCGCGGTCGCTTCGAACCGGCGGATGGCGTTGACGAGAGAGCGGCCGACTTCGGCGGGGTTGTGGTTGGGGGCGACGTCGACCGCGATGTGATACGTGTTGGCGACGACGGTCCCGCCTGCCGCGGTGGCGAGCGCCCGGGTGCTGGCGCCGCCGACCATCGTCGACACGCCGACCGGCGCGGCCCGGTTGAACGCCGACAACGCCGCCCCGGACGCCGCCGCGGGCGCGGCCCGGGACGGAGCCCGGAGTGTGACGGTGCGCTGATTGGCGAGCTGGTTTAGGTAGGTGTCGACCGCGGGTCCGCCGCGTGTCTCCACTCGGATGATCGCGAGGCGGTCCTTGTCGGCGATCGAATCGAGGTAGGCGATGACGGCCGGCCCGTTGCGTGACTCAACTTGGATCAGGGCGAGCCGGGATTTCGAGGCGATGCCGTCGAGGTAGGAGATGACGGCCGGCCCGCCCCGGGATTCGACGTTGACGAGGGACAGGCGTTCGGCGGCGACCCTGTCTAGGTACGCCTGCACCGCGGGTCCGCCCCGCGATTCGACGGTGACTTCGGAGGTGCGGGGTGCGGCGGCGTCGTCGATCGAGCCGGCGGCGGCGTCTTGTCCGGTGGCGGTGACCCCGATCGCGACGCCTTCGGTGCCCTTGGCTTTCGCGGTCGTTATCTGGTCGATCAGCGCTTGAATGTTGGCTTTCTGTTCGTCGGACACGCCCGGTTCCGCCGCCATCGTCTGCAACGCCTGTATGTAGACGTCCGCCTGTTGGGCGGTGGAGAGCACTTCGCCGCGCAGCGCGGCCTGTTGGGTGGCCGCGTCCATCGTCCCTTGCGCGAACGCCATTACCGCCTGCATGGCGTTGTCGTTCGCGGCGGCGACCTCGTCGGACGCCGTCTTCACGTCGTCCTGGGCGGTGCGGGCCGTCTGTAGCGCGTCCTGCGCGGTCCGGAACGCGTCGTTCACGGAGTATTGGGCGCTCACGGCGTCGAGGGTCGATTGCACCGCAAGATCGGTTTGCGCCCGGTAGGCGGCAACCGAGGCGGTCAGCAAGTCCTGTTGCGCGGTCGTGGATGCCTCGCCTTGCGCCACCCGGGCGAGCGACGCTTCGAACGCGGCGCCCGACGTGGTCCCTAACGCGATCTGATCGGCGAGGCGTTTGCGTTCCTCCGTCAACGCTTTCGTCTGCGCCTCCGATTCGGAGAACGTGCCCATCTGACGCTGCACCGCTTCATCCACCGCGCGCGTGTTCCGCTCCTGTTGCATCTGTTGTTCGGCGGAGGCGGCGACGGCGTCGTTCCATTCCTTCGTGCCGATCGCGCCTTCGGCGGCGAGGTCGTTCAACGTCTTCTGTTCGACGCCGAGAGCCGCGGCCGCGGCGGCGGCGGCGCCCTGTTCGTCGCGCAGCTTCCGTAGCTCGTTTTCGAAGCCCTGCGCGGATTCGCCGCCCGACTTGAACGCGTCGATCAGGTCGGCGACCGCCTCCAGTTCGGGGACGGCGACGAACGGTCCTTCGGCGACCTTCGACGCGGCCCGGAACCGGGCGAGCACCGACGCGTTCTTGTCGGTGATTTCGGCGGTGCGGCGTATCGCCTCTTCGGTGTCGCCGAGCTGTTCCTCCAATTGGTTGAGTCCCGGCAACGCCTCGTGAACCGTCTTGTCGAATGCTTTCGTCGCGGCGTCGGCGACCGCCATCGCCGCGCCGACACCCAACACGGCGAGCCCGACCGGTCCCCCGAACGCGTTGAGCAGGGATGAACCAAGGGTCTTGGCGCCCGCTTCGGCGGCGGCGAGTCCTGCGCCGAGGTTCGTGAGTTCAATGCCCGACTGGGCGGCGAGCGCTTTCTGGTAGGCGATGTCGTCGCCGAGTCCGCGGAACGCGGCGCCGACTCCGCCGATCCCGGGCGTGAACGCTTGGAACGCGAGCAGTCCGCCGCCGATCAACACGAGCTGCGGCGGCACCTTCGACAACAGGTCGACAAACGGAGTGATGACCCCGACCAGGGACGTGATCGCAGGGAGAACGGTGCCGGCGAGCGACAGACCCATCTCCCGGGCCGACGACCCGAGTTCCCGCATGGCCTGGTCCCAGTCCTTCGCCGCCTGCACGTCGCCGAGGTCGAGCCCGGTCATTTCTTCGAAGATGTCTTGGACGTCGCGGGACCCGTTGTAAATCTGTGCGAGCTGCTTCGATCCCTCTTCGCCGAACAGTTTCACGGCGGTTTGCACGCGGGTGACGTCGTCGGGGATGTCCTGCAACGCGGCGAGTGCGTCGATCAACGTCAACGTCATGTTGGTCGTACCGTCCGCGTTCTTCTGAAACTCAATCCCCAGCTTCCCGAGTTCGGGACCCATCGCCTTAGCGGCCGGCCCGAATTCGGCGACGATTTCAATGAGGTCGTTTAGGCCAAGCCCCATCTGCTTAGCCATGCCCATGAACCGGGACGCCTCGTCAACCGACGAGTTCGTCGTGTTCGCGAACATCTCGGCGCCGCGTGCCGCCTCCAGAAAGTCCTTTCCGATTCCGAGGATGGCGTCCGCGAGTCCGCCGCCCAGCACGGCGCCTGCGCCGAGCGCCAACCCGGATTTGAGCGCGGACCCGAGCCCGCCCGCTTTCTTGCCGGTGTCGTCGATCGCTTTCCCGGTGCGGTCGATAGCCGCGGTCGTCTTGTCAAACTCGCCGGTCGCGCCTTCCGACTTGGCGTCGATCAGGAGTAGGAGGCGTTCGGTGACGGTCGCCATCGTCTACCGGCCCCGGGCGTCGGCGTTGAGCATGTCCACGAGCCCGAACAGGTCCCTTATCCGCTGGCGCCGACAGACGTCGGGCGGCCATCCGTAACGTTCGGCGCCCCATCCGACCCACGAGGCGACGAACGCTCCCCGTTCGTAGGGTCCAGTGCGTGTCCGCCTTTCTTGCCGCGTTTGGTGGGCGGCGGGACGGGCGGCGGGTCGTCGACCCACACGAGCGCGCCCGCGAGGTCCCGCAACGTGACTTCGCCGAGCTGTTTGGTGAGGTCGGCGTCGGCGACGCCGTCACGCATGAGGAACACGGCTAGGAACGCTTTGGCGGCGGCGATGTTGGTGGTCGGGTTGAGGCGCGCCCACGACACGCCCGCGATGTTCTCCATTGCTTCGACCTCGTCGAGTGTGAGGTCCAGAGACGAGTAGGTGACGCCCCGGTAGGTGACGGTCCAGCTCACCCGAAGTGCCGCCGCATCGTGGCCGCGTGAACGTCTTGGAACGTCTGCGCCGCTTTCGGTATGCCGGCGTCGACCCCGCGGCCGAACGGCCGTGTGCCGGCCACGGGTCCGGGCCGTGCGTGGGTCGCATAGATGCCGTCGAAGTAGAGCGCCCGCCGCCGACCCCGCCCGCCGCGGCCGCGGCGCCGCGGTTCGATCAGGTAGCCGCCGCGTCGCCCCCGTTCCAAGAGGTGAACGGGACCGGTCGCCCGGATGAGCGCGGTTGGGTTGACGGTCCCTTTGAGGTCGTACCGGGCGCCCACCCGGGCGCCGCCGCGGCCAACCCCGGAGAGCCGGTTTGTGCCGTGGGTGGCCGCGGAGATGTTGGCGCGAATGATCCGGGTGACCTCCAGTGCCGACTTCGACACCGCGGCCCGATTGGCTTTGTCGATCGCGTCACGCCACTGGTCGAATTCCGCCCGGAATTCCTCTAGCGAGGTCACGGCGTCGAGGACGACGACGACCCCGACGAGGCACCGGAGGCGGCGAGTGTGGTGGGCGGCGTGATGGTGCCGTCGCCGCCGACGATCACGTTCGTGGTCGCGTTGCCGAACGCGATGTCAGGCTTGCGGGAAACGGGCATCGAAACGTCGGTCGTGAGCGTGGCGCGGGCTTCGCCGAGGAACGCGCCGGCGATGATGCGGCATCGCCCGATCGCCCGGGGCGGTTCGTCCCCGTCGCCGCCCAACAGGAAGTAGGCCTCTTCGGTGTCGTGTTCGAACAGGAAGCGGGACAGGCCCGTCGACACGTTCGGGTCCTGCAAGACGGAGAGGTCGAGCGAGTAGGACGTCTCGCCGGGTTGGGGGACCGTCTTGGCGGGCGAGCAGAACGTCGCGGGGACCTCCGTGTCGTTCGTGTTGGCGGACGCGGTGAGCGCACCGGAGGTGACTTGGCATTTCCACCCGGCACCGTTGACGTCGTAATCGGAAACCATCGCGGTGAGCGCGGTCTTGCCGCCGGGTGCCTGCCACGAGTCGAGGTACCCGACCGCGGACGGGTCGACGATGTCGAACGCGACGACGCCGTCTTCTATTTGAAAGATCACGGGATCGGCCATGTGGGTTAACCCCCGGGGTTGGCGGTAGCGAGTTTCGGAAGACAGAGAGTGCGTGCCATGTGTTGGACGTCGACTGTGATGACGTAGGCGCGCAGCGACGTCCCGACCCCCGTGCCGGCGTCGATCGCGGTCGGGTTGCCGGCGACGGCGGTCGTGTACGGGAGCGCGTCGAGCTGGTCCCACATGCGAGCGACGCCGTCGTCGAGCCATGCGACTTGCACGGGGTCGGCGCCGTCGACCACGAGATAGAGCGGCCACGTCGACACGACGAATTGGGCGCCGCGCCCGAGGTCGTCGACCCGGATGGAGGGGACGTCGACCCACATGCAGGGGGCGACAATCTGGTCGGGTGGCACCGCGTGGGCGCGGTCGGGCGCGTACGGGAGCGCGGAGGCGAGCGCGGCGTGTAACGCCTGGCGGGTGTCGTCGAGGCGGGTCACCCGATCCCCCAGCCGCATTTGTACGGCAACAGGAGGTAGCGGACGCTGTTCAACCAGTCGGACCCGATCCGGACGGGGCCGTAATCGGTGTCGGACCACGCGTTGGTGACCCCGAACGGGGCGTCTTTGCGGCGGTACAGCTCAATCGTGACGTTGACGGCCGCGGTTTCGCACGGGGGCGGGACGGCGTCCCACGCGACGCACGGGTCTATGAACGTCTCGCAGAGTTCGACCGCGTCGGCGACGAACGCTTCAACGCGGGCGGCGTCGATCCCGCCCGCGTTGATACGGAGGATGTCGAGCGCCCGGGCCGCGATCGTTTCCTGGTCCCACGGGAGTAGCAGGGTTCGGGGACCGCCCATTTAGGCGGGCGTTCCCGCGAGGCGGGCGTCCAGCTCGTCGAGCAGAGTGACCCGCGCTTTCCCGTTGTATTCGGCGTCGCGGACCGCGGCGAGTTCGTCGGGGTGCGCGTCGACGTAGGCGAGCACGTCGGGGATCGTGTACGCCCCCGGGTCGAACGCGCCGACAGTGACAGTGAGCGGCCAGGGCGCCGAAGGGTCCCGCCCGCTACCCGTGACGACCACGTCCCACGTGCCCGCGTTGACGAGCCCGCCGAACGTCACGTCAAGCCGCGTGTTGGCACCTTCGGCCGTCGCCTGCGGGGAGAACGGTCCGGCGGCACCGATCATCACCGCGGCGCCCAGTAGTTCGCCTTCGACGACGATGGACACTCCGGTTCCGGTCGTCGCCGGGTTCGGGGACAGCGACAGGATGACGACGGGTGGTCCGGCCGGCGTCCCGCCGCCGCCCCAGAGTGACGGCGGGTACGACTGGTCGTACGTCCCCGCAAGCCGAAAGAAGTCGGTCACTCGTCCTCGTCCTCGTCGGGCGGGGGTTCGTTCCCGTTGGTGGCGTCGTCGGGATAACCGTCGTCTTCGCCGGTCCCGAACGCTGCGGTGCGATTGAGTGCAGTCATGACGCGACCTCTCACGGGGCGATGTGGACGGCGCCGGAACCCTCGGCCGGCGGGGTGCCGCCCGGACCGGCTTCTTTCGTGGTGGGCCGGTAGAACCCGATCGACGACGCGACCGCGACCTGCCGACCGAGCAGGGACGGTTCCAACGCCTCCATGAGCGGATAGCGGTACTCGTACGCCTCCAGCGCGAGCGCGTTGCCCACCCAGAACGTGTCGTCGGTGAGCGCGGGCGTGACGATGGGCGTAAGTCCGGCGGGGCCGGCGTTGAACCCGAGCTGGTCGGCGCGGGCGGCGCCGAGCGCGTTCGACGCGCCGAGGAACGGGAAGAGGGGCCGGTTCGCGAGGTCGACCAGGGACCCGAGGCGCGCCCAGCCTTTCGGCCCCATCGCGATCCATGTCGCCATCTGTCCCGTGTTGGCGTACACGAGCGCGGAGGCGTCATAGATGGCGGCGAGGATGGCGGCGGCGTCGGCGCCCGCGGCGAGCGGGACCTTCGCAGTCGACTTTTCGAGTTCGTCGATCGCGGCCGCTTCGGTGGCGTTGGCGAGACGCCGGTTCAACTGCGACACGATCACGTCGAGGGACCCGGCGACGAACGCACGGAGCTGTTCGGAGACGTTCAAGTAGCCGCCGACCGTCACGAGGGAGACGGTGTCGGCGAGCACGTTGAAATGCTTCGAAACGAGTTCGGCTTTCTCTTTCGCCTGGGGGCCGACCCCGGTTTCGAAGTTCGGGTCGACGATCCGGGGCCGCATGAACATGAGCGACGTCGGCGAGTCCTGCACGCCGATCGCGGTGAGGAACGGCCGGCCCTGGGGGCGAATGTCGATCACGGGTCCGACGACCGGTTTGACGACGACGCCTTCGAACCCGCCCGCGACGGGCACGGTCGCCGCCGCCGAGGTCCCCATGTGTTCGGCGGCACGCTTCATGAGCCGGTCGAACCGGCGTCCCGCTTCGCGGTCGTCGTAGCGGTGGAGCATGTCCCACACGACCTCGCCCGCGGTCCGGTACTGCGTCTGTGTGGCCTGGTTTCCGGGGGTGAGACGGGCGAGCCGGTCCGTCATGGCGTCGTCGAGGTCCCAATCGCGGACCAGTAGGTCGAGCTGGTCGTCGATTTCCTTCACGCGCTTGGATGCCGCTTCGACCGCCGCCGCCTCGTCGGCGTTGAGGTCGCGGCCGTGACCGCCTTCGCCTTGCTCGTTGGCGGTGTCTTTGATCGACTCGACTCGGGCGACCAACTGCTCGCGCTGGGCGACGAGGCGTTGCGTCATCGGGTCTTGAATGGCGGCGTCTGCGGGCATGTGTCGACCTCGTTCGTTCCGGTTCTCGGAGCGAGGTGTCGGCACCGCTGGTCGGGAAGGTGTCGCCGCAATCGTTAGCGAGGTGTTCCCGCACAAACACGGGCGAGGTGTCGCCGCAGTTGTCCATTCACCCCTACACCCGGGGGCGACGGGGAATCAAGCGATTCGGGACCGCCATTCGTCTTGCGACGCAATCAAACGGTCGATTTCCGCCACGACCTGTAACGAACGGACGTGATTCACCCTGTTTCGTTCCGCTTCGTCGGCGTCGAGTTCGGCTAACTCGTCGGCGTCGGACCGGATCGCGGTCACCGCGGCATCCTCGTACGCGCCTTTCGGGACGGCGGCGATATGGAACAGATGCACGGCGCGGCGGATCACGTTGGCGCCGTCGCGTTCGCTGTAGGGCCGCGGGTCGATCGACGTGAACCCGATCGACAACGCCCCATGCGACGACGTGAGCGCGTCCCGAGCCTGTTCCGCCCGCGACTGGTCGAGGCGTAGCTCAACCATGAGCCGGTCGCCCGACTGGTCGAAACACGAGGCGTGCCCGAGGCGTTCCGTGAACGAATCCGAGTGTCCGTAGACGAAGGTGACCCGGTGCGGGACCGCGGCGGCACGGTCGAACGACCCGCGGACGAACGTCTCCGTGTACCGGATGAGCCGGTCCCCTATCCGTTCGGTGATCGGCGTCGGCCGGTCGAACGGGACGGCGCACCCGACCACGGTGCGGCCGTCCGTGCCGCCGACGTCGAGGTCGGTGAGAGTGAACGCCCGATGGTGCAGCATCACGCACCTCCGCTTCCCGAGGTGAGCCCGACCGGCGACGGCGGACCGTTGAACCGTTCCCGTTCCCGAATCTCGGCGACGGTCATCGCCCGCCCGGTTTCGTCTTCGATCCCGTGCAACATGGCGTACGCCTGCGCCCGTTCGTTCAACCCGGGGCGGACGTACTCGTCGCGGTTGAGTTCGACGCGGGTGCCGGCGAATGTCGCCCACCCCGACAGGGCCGACATGACGGGTTGCGCTTTCGGGCGGAGTCCGGCCCGCCAGTGGTAGTCGAACAGGGATGAGACGTTGCTGTAGGTCATGGAGTCGCCGCCGGACGGGAGTCCGACCAGGAACGGCGGCACCCCGAACAGCACCGCGATCCGGGACTCTTGGAACGTCAACAGGTCGTGCAGCGACATGTCGCGGGGTGATACCTGCAACGTCTCCAGACTGATCCCGCCGGACATCACCGCCGGGAGCCCGAGCGCGTTCATGCGGGACGCCAACCATTGCTGTTGCAGCTCGCCCGCCTGCGTCGCGGTCAGGCGGTCCGGGTGGGTGATGACCGCCCACGGGACCCCGCCCCGGGACGCGAGGTCGCCCGTGAACCGGATCAGGGCGGCGGCGGCAATGACACGGGTCCGGGCCGCGTCGAGGGGACCGCGTCCCCGCGGGTCCCGCGGCCACGACGCGTAGCGGACGTGGAGGATGTCGCGGGGGTCGACCTCGTCGTTTTCGCCGGACGTGTACACCCGGCGTTGCCGGTCGTCGTCCCATTCGACTTTGAGGTCCCACGGCGGGACGATCACGAAGCGGGTCGGCCACCCGTCCGGATGGTTCGCCCGGTTCGCGGCCGGGTCCCAATACGGCGCCCGTTCCGGGTCGTTCGCCTCCCGTGCCAGGCAGTACACGAACGCCTCGCCGAGCTGATACGACCAGAAAAGTTGTTTCGCGAATTCCTCAAAGCATGTGTAGAAGCGGGGTTCGGGGTTCTCCAGCCACGGCAGCGACGGGATCACGGCGCCGCCCCGCGTCATGTACGCCGGCATCGTCGACAGGACCGCCGAATTCAAGTCCACGCACGCGAACGCCGTGTCGACCTGCGACATGAGCCGGTCGGCGTCCGCGGCCGACGACGCCGAACCCCATTCGGGGACCGCCCACCCGACCGGCCAGCCCTGCCAGGCGACCGCCTGCGGCGGCACCCGTTCCGCCGGATACATGACGTGTGTGTCCCCGAACCCGGGCGCCACATTCGGACCCACCGTCCCGACCGGCGGGTCGTTCGCGTTCGGGGGGACGTCACGGGGGAACGCCCGCTCGTGCGGACGCGGGTCGTGCCGCCACACGAGGTCGCGGACCTTCACCAGATCGCCACCGGGGGCGCGCCCCGTGCCCGGTCGGCGACCGTCAACGCCCACACGACGCAGCGCAACAGGTCAGACCGCGCCTCGCCCAGACGCAGCCCGCCCGGACCCGACGTCACCCGCGCCCGCGCCACCTGCCGCGCCAGATCAGGCGACCCGTCATGCACGACCTGTCCCGCCGCCACCAGGTCACGCAACAGCGACAGCCCGTGCGCCGTGTTCTGTCGGCCCATCGGCACGACCGTCGCCGCCACCTCCCGGACCGACCGGTCGCCTGCCATAGACGCCCCGACGACCAGCCGCGACCCGGGCCGCATGTCGCACCACGCGCCCACCCACGCGAACGCGTCCGCCCACCGGTCAAACTCCCAGCCGCCCACCACGAGCCGGCCGTCCGCGAGTTCGCCCACCGCGGCCGCGGCGGCGCCGTGCCCGAACCAGTCCTCCACCGCGAGGACCAGGTTCCCGGCCGCGTCCCCGTCGCCCCCGCACGCCTCCCACACGCCGTCCGCCAGCAACGCCTCGTCCCGCACCGCGACCGGTGGCGCCGACCGGGCCGGCCACTGGTTCAACCACTGCGCCCGGAACGACTCGATCGGGTCCGGTTCGTCCGGGTCGTCGCCGTTGCCGGCCAACGCCCGCGTCAACGCCGCCCGGATCAACCGTTCCCGTTTCGGTGTCCAATGCGGCGACGCCGCCCGCCACCCCGACACGTCGCCGAGGTCGACCGTCCGCGGCGCCGACCACTCCACCAACAGGCAGTCATCGGGCGCCGACAGGGACGACAACGCCGCCGCCCGCCGCCCCAACATGAGCGTCGTCGCCGCCCGGTGCGCCGTCGACACGAGCAGTAGTTGAGCCTGCTCACGTTCCGCCGTCGTCGGTTCGATCCCGTCGTCGACCGCTTTCGCCGCCACTTTCCACGCCTCGTCGACAACCGGCATCGTCGCCCCGTAGCCGTACACGGCGTCACGCGCCCGGATCATCCACCGCGAATCGTCCGGCACAAACAGGATTTCCTCCTGCCCGTTCACCTCCCGGACCTTGAACACGTCGCCCCGCTCACGAGCCCAACGCCGCGCCGGACGCTGCACCTCACGGCAAATGTTGAGGTCCTTCCCGGTGTGCAAGATCAACTGCGGTTCCCCGAACAGGGCCGCCGCCCGCAGCCGCCACAAGCACAGTTCCCGGATCAACCACGACTTGCCGAGCTGGCGCGCCATCGTCAACACGAGCGACGCCCACACGAGCACGCCCGCCGCGTCGACCTCCAACAGCCGGTAGGCGACAAGACGCTGCCACCAGCGCAGCACGCCGCCCGTGCGCGCCTCCGCCGCCGCCACAAACTCGGCGCCCAGCGTGCCGACCGCCCGCGGGTGCGGCGCCGACATGAACCGCGGCCACGACGCCTCGGCCGGCACCGCCAACAGCGGGACCAGCCACGGCGCCCCGTCACGCCAACGCGGGTCGTCCGCGTCCCACGACTCGACTTGCGCGTCGGCGTCCTCCGGAGAGTTGTCGTTCCCGGA